CGTCCTGACCTATCAGCGGACATTTTGGCTTTTTGGACATCACGACATCTCCTTTCCGTAATATTTTCTCAGCAGACCTATGATAAAAAGCTGACCTTTTCCCGTAACAAACGTCTGCTGATAGGTCTTTGTCATAGTCGGAGTTTCAAAAACCGACTCCTTAACAGCAAAATATCCGCAGTCGATAAAAGTCTGATAGGGGAGATTGTTTGCCATAAGCACGCCTTTTCCTTTCAGCCAACTATAGAGCCTGTTTCTGCCGACAGGGATATTTTCGGCTCTCGCAAGCTTCGCCATAGCGTTCATGTCAATGAGATTGGTTGTATCAGAAACCTGTTCCGCAAACTCCACCAACGGTTCGTCGTGGCGGATACGCTCGTTGAGCTGATTTATCGCCATCATCTGCAGACGGAAAAGATTCTGATACGGCTCGTCGAGAAAGGGGAGATAGTTTTTGATGAACATATCCTCGTTGGAAACGTAGCCGCCGGTGCGTCTGATGGTGGGGAGGACTTCGGCGGTCACCCAACGCCTGAACTCTTTGGCTCTCGGCATTTTGCTTGAGAGAACTAAGCTGTAAAAGCCGCTTTCATTGATAATAGTGGTCTTGCTCTTGTAATTTGAACCACTGTCGGAAATCACGACGGTGGTTTTATCCTCGGTATCCACATGACGTGAAAGAGCGTCCCTTGTGTTGGAATACCCTAAAATCTCCGCCACATCTTTTCCTACAAGCCACGGTTCGCCGTCCTTAATGACTGTTCTCACTTTTCCGAATTCGTCATTTTCAAATATTTTTATCATATTCTTCATTTGCGTTTTCCTCCTCGTCAAATTTCAGTAAATTTCTTGCAATAGCTTCAACCACATTTACCGTAATTGAATTTCCTGCCTGCTTGTAGATCTGTGCGTCGGACATTCCTGCAGTTGCGACTTTTTCAAACTGCTCTTTTGTAAATCCCTGCAATTTCCAGCACTCCACAGGCATAAGCCTGCGGATTCTGCCTTTGTGTACTATTCCGTGTCTGTCCGTAACCGTGAGCGTAAACATCGGTTCATTAGGTTCTTTTATTCTGCGACCGTTCTGTCGGGTAGTTTCCTTAAATGGGTTGATTATCGCCCTAGGAGCTTCTTCAAGCACTCCCGAACGTTCGCCTTTGTGAGTTTCGTTTGTTACTCCCAAATCCATTCTTGTATGCAGACATCGGGCATTTTCTGTAATCTGCGTATTTTCGTTCAAATCACAAAAAACAGCGGAATGTTCTCCTCTATGATGAGATACTCCGCTGTTCTGACGTGCGGTAACACATCTTGCAATGTCTGTCATCTGAGGATCGGGATTGCAGTCTATGAAATAAAGTCCCGTTTTACCGCCCATGCCGCCCGAACCGCTGCATTGCGTAACAGCCGTGCCGTCTGTGGAATAAACTCTCGAACCCTGACTGCCGCCTATCAGCTGTTCAGGTTTTCTTTTTTCGCAATTTTCCTCATCATTTCCTCCGAAAGCCAGTATTTCTGAGGGACATTTGTCTCCAAGATATCCGATAAGGAACAGCCTTCTTCTTGACTGCGGTATTCCGAATCCGGCAGAGTTAAGCACGCGCCAGCACATACTATACCCCAGTTCAGAAATCTTTTCAAGGATGATTCTGAAACATTCCCCCTGCGATATACCAAGCAGGTTGGGTACGTTTTCAGCGATAAAGTAACGGGGGCGCTTGGCTTCAAGGATTTGGATATAGTAAAAAAACAGGTTTCCTCTATCGTCCTCAAAAGCGAGTCTGCGCCCCGCGACACTGAACGATTGGCAGCACGGGCCTCCAACGAGCAGATCAAAATCCGGCATATTTCCGTAATCGATTTTTGTGATGTCCTCATAAAAAATTTCCCCCTTTGTGTCATACAGCGTTCTGTAGGCTTTCTGTGCGAATCTGTCAATTTCACACCATCCGACGCACTCAAACCCGCCTACTTTTTCAAAAGCCGAACGGAACGCTCCTATTCCTGCAAACGCTTCGAAATATTTTATCATTTATCACCGTTCCTTTCCTTTTTGTAATAAAAAAACGGCTAAGTCTTTTTCAAAACTTAACCGTTACATTGACATATTCATTTCTTCGTTTTCTTCAAGATCTTCCGTTTCTGTAATTTCCTCGCACTCAATATTTTCCTCTGTTTGCTTATCAATCTGACTCTGTTCCTGAGCGATTTTATGGAACTTATCCACATCGGGGATAACCCCAAGCGTTCTTCCGTTATCAAATTTACAGTGCAGAGTACCCGCATCGTCCACAAATTGAACTATGCCTTTAGTACCTGGTGGAATCGGACGGGGATCGTTATCCATACTGTCAAGGCATATCCGAGTTCCTTCGGGATATCTCTGCCTGAGCATTTCTACCTTCTTTTCGTTGTAAATCATATAACACCTCACATCGTCATTCCCATATCGGGTTCTTCGGTCATGTCCTCGGTCTGACTGCTGTTCATTTTTTACTTGATCACCTCCAGTCGTTTTAGATTCCCTTTTTATAGTATATTTGTTATCAAGCCTCCTTTGAAATAAAAAAAGACCGCTTTGTCGTTTATCACATTTCGTGATATTTGACAAAACAGCCTTCTAAACTTTGTGAATGTTTTTTCATAAAAAATCGGCAGGCTTAGAGCAAAATATACTCAAAGTCTGCCGTTATGTTCGATATTTTTTGTTGTGTAGGGTTCGACTCCCTTTTTTTCGTGAAAACTGGTGAAAAGCATCCACGGTTTTACATTAAAATTTTTTGTTTTCTAAATATCAAAAAAGCCCGTAAACACGGGCTTTTTAAGGTGAGTATCCATTTGGTATCACCAATATGGTTGCGGGAGCTGGATTTGAACCAACGACCTTCGGGTTATGAGAACTAGCAGGCAACAAACAGCATGAGTGAAGCCCCTCGCAAAAGTAACTATAAGCCCCGTGGAGAAGTGATAAGCAACGAGGGAAAACTACTCACGGAAGCAGGCACAAGCCCTCACATGGAGCGACAAGCGACACAAGGCAAGCTCCACAAGAGCAAAAAGAAATAACACGGAAAAAGAAAACAAAAAACACAAACAAACAGCGGACAAAACCACAAAGAAAAAGACCCGAGGAAAGCAGCGCATATTCTAAGAGAAAAAGAAAAAAAGCGAAGCGCTATCTATGTGGGAAATCCATCAGGCGAGCGGCTAGGGGGTGAATTTTTGGGGTGTTGGAAGTGTTGGAAATGTTGGGAGTGTTGGAAAATCTATGATTTTTCAACACTCTCAATGTTTTCAATGCTTTCAATGCTCCAAAAAGAGGGGAACGCCGCTCAAGATACCCCCTCATTGCGAACGCAGTTCGCACCAAACACAGCGCAGGGGAGCGCACAAGTTCCACAAGGGAGAAACAGCACGGCAGGGGCGACAGCACAGTGCAGGGGGAGCGCACAAGCTCCACAAGGGTGAAACAGCACGTCAGGGGCGACAGCACAGCGCAGGGGGAGCACACAAACTCCACGAGGGAGAAACAGCACGTCAGGGGCGATAGCACAGTGCAGAAAAGCGCACAAGCTCCGCAGGACGGCAAGAGCGACAGCTCAGGAAAGCAGGAACGAGGGCGGCAGGCTCTCAGAAGTTGCGACTTTGGCGGTCGTTGTTCTGGAAACCTATAATCAAGTTGTCATTGAGCGTTGCAAGGTATGCGTTGACCTGCTCCAGCTCCTTGCGCATTTCACGGGCTTCAAACCATGTGCCTATGATCGCTACAATGATTAGAATAAATACGATTAATCCTATTATAAACCAAACTGTAAATGTTGCTAATGCTGCTTCCATTACTTTTCCTCCTTGATTTTGATAACAGCCTTAGGGCTGTTCTTTTGTGTTATGTTGTACTTGCTGTTGGTTTCGTCCTTATAACCTACACCCCGTTTGTCATTCGTCAAACCTGTGATGTAGTCTAAGCTTACTTTGTAATATCTCGCAAGTATAATTATCAGGTGTAAGGGTATCTCCCTTTTGCCCTTTTCGTACATACTGTATTGTTGCTGTGAAATTTGTAAAAGCTCTGCAATTTCTGATTGCTTGCACTCGTTGTCCTCTCTTAAATCTTTTAATCTTTGATAAATATACACAACATTCCTCCTCTTTGTTTGTTAATCTCTACAAATTATAACACACATTCGTTCAAATGTATTGACATACATTCAAAAGTATGTATAATATAATCATGGTACATACAAATGAATGTACACAACAAGTAAAGGTGAGCGGATAACCTCAACCGCAGAAAGGAAAAAACATGAGAGGAATACTTATAGGAGCAATCCACAAGAAAGGTACATTTACGGACGATAACGGAAAATCAATCGACTATGACAACTTGGTTTTGCAGGTGCAGAAGCCTATAGAAAACAAGTTGGCAGATGATTCAAATTTCGTTCAGGGTGTCGGTTACACTATTGCCAATGACTGCAAGTGTGCTTGGAGCGAAAGAGGAAACGTGTTCGGTAAGGATGTGTCTATGAAAGATATCGGAGAACTTGTCGGAACGGAAATCCAGTATTTCTACAACGATAAGAAGAAGCTTGAAGCGGTCATTATCTAAGGGGGCTTGAACATGACAGTATACGCACTTTATTTTTGCTTGGTGGTGGCGCTTGCCCTGTTTTATTGCCTTACTCGTTGCTTTAAGGCAATTGATAAGAAAAATAAAGAAATTTCTAAACTGCAGTTCCGTGTTAAAGAACTGGAGCGACAGGCTCAGGGAATTGAGGTTGTGGGCGTTGAATGATGTCACTTCTTCACAAATTGATGTATCGTCTGTTTCTACCTCTGAGCAGACTGATGAATATACTATGTCGGCTGTTATCGAAAATCAGCACACTATAATCAATAATCAAAATATTACAATTTCATATTTAAGCACTATATGCTTTTTGATAACAATATCTATCGGTATTTATCTTGTCATCAAGTTTGGCAAGTGGATATATAGCTTAATTAATTAAGAAAGGAGAATGTGTTAATGAATCCTGTTTCTACAACTGCAGAAGGTGGCAATACTCTCGTAAATGTCGGTGAAGTTATGACACAGTTCGCTAACTCTGCTATTCAGGGCATTTCCGATTCTATCGTCGCTCTTATCCCTGTGATAACTCTGACAACTGTAATCGGCATTGCTATCAGAATGTTCAAAAAGTACGTAAAGGCGTAAGCCTGACAGCAACGAGGGCAGTTCATTCAGTGAACTGCCCTTTTATTATGCCAATTTTTAAGGGGGAATTATGATAAATAGAAAACTTAAAGCAACGCTGTCATTAGTGCTTGCCCTTATCGTGATGTGTTCGGCTTGCGTGGTGCCTGTGTTTGCACTTGATGATGTAAGTGAGGGTGGATTAACTCAAAATGTTGCTATTCTTAAAGTTGTATCTACTATGGTGGATAGGGTAAAAGCACAAGGTGGTACATTAGATGATAAAAATTATATAGCGTATTGGTATGCACCGAACGAGTATGGTATTTATATTATGCTAATTTCGTTCCCTACGGATAATATTAGCGCAACTAATGGCAAATTTAATATATCTCGGTTTTCTCCTGAAATATATTGTGAATATTCAAAATGGTATAATACTTCGTGGGATGATGATAGGTATACTATTTCTACTTCATCGTCACAATCTCCTACATTCCTTGATTCTACACAAGAAATTTATTTAAATGAAAATAGTTCTGCTAGTGCTTGGCATATTATTGACACTAATATTACTATTACAAATGACGGCGAGAAATTAGAGTATTCAAGCAATAAACCATATAAAGCTTCTATTACTTATGATGATGATAGCAAAAACTTTTTGTTTAATTTTGAACCGAAAAATGATAGTGATGTATACAACGTAAACATTGCCGTGTCTAATCAATCAGAATGGGATTATCCTAACTCTGACGGCTGGTACTATCTCCCTATGGACACTTCTGGAGATTTCACGAAAGAAAACCCTTTGCATGGCTCAATCCCTCTGAATGTTATGCGTGACGGCATTATGCGGTATAACAGCAACAAAGATATTGAAAATACGGGCAAGCTTTATTTCTTCTTGATAGCGGCTAAGGGCAAGGGTGATGAAGCATTATATAAGGATAGATTTTGCGCCGCAAGTTATGTGTACAGCCTTGTTGATACTGTAGATAGTCACAAGAAAGAGCCGTTTGATGAAAAGAAAGATTATGAAAACTTTCCGTCTTTGTCTGATTATATAGATACTGATTTTCCTGATATAAGGGACTATGTGAACTTTGATATGTTTCAAGACTTGGACGGCATATCGGACTTTTTAAAGGCGGTTGTTGAATTTCTGTGGAACGCTTTCACTGGCTTCTTTCGTTGGCTGTGGGCGGCTCTGAAATTTGTATTTTTCAACTTCTTAGGCATTTTTGAGTGGCTCGGCAAGTGTTTGTGGACTATTGTTAAAAATATTGGCATTGCACTGTATAATCTCGTGGTTGACTTGAAGAAGCTCGTTACCTATCTTTTTGTACCTAACTCAAAAGATTTGAATGTGGCTATAGAAAGCAAGTTTCCTGCTTATGCAAAGTTGAGAAAAGCTTTTCAGCAGGGTAAGCAATCATCATCAAATTCAGTTACGTTTACACTTTTCGGAAAGGACTTTGATTTTAATATGAACTCCGCTCCAAACGAGCTTAAGAGTGCGCTGTTCAATGCTTCAACTATAGCAATGTACGCTATCTGTATCTATGCGACAATTAAGGCTTTGTTCCGTTGCTTCGGAATACAGCTCCATGAATCTAGTGAAAGTGAGGGAGAATAATGATAACTGCGAAAATAGTAGAGCTGTTCTTTAGTCTGCCGTTCTTTAAGTCATTCTCAATAAGTGATGAAGCTTATTCGGCTCTTAGGGATATGATTTCTTTTCTGTATCAGCTTGACCAATTCTTAAATCTTGAATTGATGTTTGAGAGCATTTTCTTTGTTCTCGGACTTCTGCTTGTATCTGCACTTGTGAACTTTGTAAGGGGGCTTTTATAATGTGGTCGGCATTTGCTAATATCAATTGGAAAGCTATGCTTATACCTCTCGCCTTGGGAAGCGTTGTGGTGGGTGTTATCGTGCTTCTTATGTTGTTTGGAACTCCTGTGCTTCATGCGTTCCCTCTATCGGTAAAGGATACTTTCAAGACTATTAGAAAACGGCTTAAAGGTGAAGAAGTTCCGTTCAATATGTATGGGCTATATCTCTATAACGGCTTAGGCGGTCGAGGTAAAACTATAAGCATGGTGAAACGTGCACAAGAGGTCAAGAGTAGATTTCCGAAAGTGCTTATCTGTGCTAACTTTCATACGGAAGTGGCTGACAGATTTTTTGATTGTTGGGAAGATATCTTGAACGTTGAGAATATTGACGAAAACGGTGTTAATCAAGGCGTGCTGTTTCTGTTCGATGAAATGCACCTGACTCTTAATTCTCAATCATGGAAAGATGCTCCGGACGAGCTTCTCGAATATATCTCACTGCAACGGCATTTACACAAGTGTATATGGGGGTCGGCTCAGGAGTGGAAAAGGTGTACAAAAATAATTCGTGAGCAGGTCAATTATATCATAGATTGTAAGGCGTATTTTAATTCACGTCTTATCGTCAATAAGTGCTATACAAAAGAAAACTATCTCATTAACGGAGAGCAGGGCAGTGCAGGAACGAGGAAACGTCCGAAAGAATGGAAAGAAACATTCTGTGCTACTGATGAATTAAGGTCGCTTTATGACACAGAAGAAATTGTTAAGGGGCTGAAAATCGGTCGGACGAGTGAACAAGAGAAAATAGCAAGCAGAATTTTAAAAGCTATGCAAGATTGATTCAGCCACGTGCGCACGCTCCTGCGTGCGCCGTGGCGAACAGCTTGCAAGCTTAGAAATTTGCGGTTATATACTTGATAATAACCGCAAATTTCCGTCAAAAACTAAAATGGCGGTGGGAAAATGGCAAATTTTTATGATTTACCCCCTGAGGTCGTTTTAAAAAATACTAAAACAAAAATCTATGCTGACGGCTCTTCGACAACAACTTATTGCAACAATTACATATTCGTTGACAAAAACCTTGAAGAATATCAGCAAAATCAGAAAATATTACAGCTTAAACGAAAATGGGAGAAATTTGAGAAATCTCAGCATGATGAAGATGTTCAAACAGATATGTTTGAGATAATCAAAAAGCCTGCAAAGGTTTCAAAAGAGGAAAGAGGGGAACGGACAGATATATTAAAGCGTGCAAAAGACAAGGTCTTTGATATAGCCTTTTCAAATGAGTGGGCGTATTTTCTCACTATCACTTTCAATGGTAGTGAATACGATTTTTCTAATGCTGATTTTGTTAAGAAAAAACTTAGGCGGTGGCTTGAAAATCAGGTCAAGCGGAAAGATATGAAATACTTGCTCATTCCTGAAAGGCATAAGAACGGCGGTATACATTGCCACGCTCTTATCAATGATTGCTTTGATATGGTCGATTCAGGCACAAGGCTTGTAACTGGATATAACAAGCCTGTGACATTAAAGACTATTGAGGAAAAAAACTTGCACGTTAGAAACGTTGTATATAATATCCCTGAATGGAAATACGGCTTTTCCACGGCTATTCCTGTGGAAAATAATTCGGCGGCTCTTGCGTTCTATATCACAAAATATATTACAAAGGGCAATAACAAGATATTCGGCAAGTATTATTGGAGTAGTCGGAATTGTAATCGTGATCCTCAGATTATATACAGTAATACCGATTTTGATAGCGTTTCAAAGTCGGCTATCACTAAACCTTATACCTCTAACCAGTATAAGTACAATACAAATGTGAATATCATACCGAACTTTGAAGAGGTTTCATCTAAGTTTGATAATATTGCAGATTTCCTTGATTATATTTACTCTGACGAATACCGCAAGGAATATGATGATTATTTTGAAAGGAGTGAACTAAATGAATGATGAAATGCTTATTGCTTTTCAACGTTTTCTATCTGATACTTGCAGGATTAGTTATAATCATTATTTGTCATTGTCTGAAAATGTTCAGCAACAAATACTTGAAAGCTTTTATAATAACGATTGCAATTCTGATATTGTTAGGGCTTTACGTAATACTTCGCCTGCAACTGAATCAAAAAGTTTCCTTGAATATCTCCGCAAGCACAGGCTTTCAAGAGCCGTCTTTCATCAGCTTGATAACGTGACAAAGGTAAAAATCTATAACAACTATCATCAGGAAATGACCTTGGCAAAATGATAATGAGCATTGAAAACATTGACACGGATAAAATTTTGTTCTGTGACTATATCATAGTATGGAATAATGAAACGTGTTACAGAAAATCTCCGTCAACTTATGATGGCTATGTAGGTATCATAACAAAATACCTTTACCCTTATTTCAAGAGCAAAGGACTTAGACTTGTTGATGTCAAGCCTATGCACATAGAGGGCTATCAAAGGCACATACTGCATGATACAAGGCTTTCTGTGAATACGCTCCGTAAACATCATGAAGTCATGCGTGCGTGTCTGAATTACGCATATAAGAACGATTTTATAAGCAAAAATCCTTACACGGCTTTTTCACTTCCTCGAAAGGTGGAAAATGAAATGTCATATTATACAGAAGAACAGCTCTTGAAGCTCCTGCGTGTGGCTTATGGTACTCAGATAGAAAGCTTTGTGTATCTCGCTGTGTGGTTTGGACTTCGCAAGTCCGAGATACTTGGTTTGCGTTGGGATAATGTTGACTTCCTCGGGCGTTGTCTTTATATCCGTGAAACAAGAACTAGGATAAAAGACTATAAGTCAGGGCATTGGGTCGAAAGTCAAAACAAGAGAATGAAAACAGTAAAATCACGCCGTGAGTTTCCTCTAAGTGATGAACAACTTGACTACTTGCATAAGCTTTATAGCAGACAAGCTCCATTGTGCAAGGCAAGGAATTATGTGTGCGTGAACGCTGAGGGTGTACCGCTTCACTATGATTATGTACTGCACGCCTTTCAAGACTTGCTCCGCAAGAACGATTTGCCTAAAATTCGCATACATGACCTTAGACACAGCAATGCAACGCTTATGCTTAACAGCGGTTTCAGTATGAAAGAGGTTTCGGAGTGGCTCGGTCACAGTACATACAAGCTTACGGCTGATACATATACTCATGTATCTGCTGAGAATAAAGCTCAGATGTCGAAAACGATAGGCTATAAGCTTTCACCTTATAAGGGTGATAACTTATGAGGGTAGCACTTACGGCTTATTCATGGGTGTTTCTGCTTTATGTGAGCTATGTTCTTGAAATGATTATTGAGAATTTTGAAAGGAATGTTGTAAATGAAAGAGTTTAATTTTTGGTGCAAGGAAAATACTGATTTCGGTAAGTGTGATAATAAGAAATGCGGTTTTTTTGAGTGCGGTTGTTATGGTTACTGTGAGGAATGTGTTTATCATTTTACGGATTCTGCTGTCTGCGAAAATTGTTCCGCTCCTCAATTTATGAGAGATTATTCAAAACAGCAGGAAAATGATTAATAAAAAAATGCAGGGGCTTAATGCTCCTGCATATCCTTTTCTAGTAGTTCGATTATAAGGGCGTTCAGGCTCTTGCCTTGCCGTTCTGCATGGGCTTTATATTCTTCTCGTTTGCCCTTTGGCATTCTCAAAGATACTTGGTCATATGCTTTTGAAATATATTTGCTTGTGGCTTTCTTTTGTGCTTCGCTTACCATGTTATCACCCCTTTGCTCTATTATACCATATAATTATAATGCTATCAATATACAATTTCAACATATAATGCTAGCAAATTTCATGCAAAATGCCTATTGATATATTGCTAGCAATATGCTATAATATATATAGTGAAAGAGATAAAGGTAACTTTCACAGCGGAGGAAATTGAAAGGAGTGAGGATAATGCAGAACATGCCTACAGCTACAGAACTTGCGATAAAGTATGCAAAGCGTGAACAGCTTAGAATTATTATCGAAAAGGCTTATAATATTCATGCTGATTGCGAATATGAAGCTTTATCAAAGCTGATTAACGAACTCAAACAAATGCTTGAAGAAGCATAAAAAAATGTAGTCGGCTATCCGTCAAAACACACCGACTACATAATCACACACAAACTCGGATATCCTCCGCTTTGTAAATCCGAGTATAACACAAATTTTACTAAATGTCAAGTTGAAAGGATTGTTGAAAATGACTATTTCAAACTACTATGTTCGTGAGTATCTTCACCTTTATCATGAATATCGTAAAGTAATTAATATATTTGATGCTTTTCTTTTGTATGGGAAAATAGAATACACTCTCGGTG